CTCGATGTACCGACGAACGGTCAGGATGCTGAAGCCTTCGAACCATCGGCTGATCTGGTGCTCGTGGATGCGGGCTGTCCGCATGGCAAAGGCGATGCGGCAGCGGAGCTCGATCAGGCCATCCGGTGTTCCCTTGCCGTAAAAGGCATTGAACCGACGAACGTCCTCCGGATCGAACCCGGCGGCCATCGACATACGCTCGCCGATCCGTTCGGCGCTCTCGCGAACCGGCACCCTGACCTGTTTCCAGATCGGCGCGGTAAGGTTTGGAAAATCGGCAAGCGAGGTCATCACGCCGCTGCCTCCGGCGTGCGGAAGAGATCGCCGGCACCAGTCGATGCGCTCTCGGAAAGGTTGCGAACGGCCTGGTTGAAATAGGCTTCCTTTAGCTCAACGCCGATGAACTTCCGGCCAGCCTTGAGAGCTACATACCCCTCGCTGCCCACGCCGAGGAACGGGGACAACACCACGTCGCCGGGATTGGACCAGAGCCGGATGGCACGCTCGATCAGCCCGAGTTGCAACGGGCAGAGGTGCTTTTCGTCTTTGTCGTCGCGAGCGATGCGAACGTTCAAAACGTCCGTCTGGTCGATATCCATCCAGACCGGCGAGGCCCACTGCTGCCAGAGCGATACCGGAAAGTCCTTGGCGTCGTAGCCAACTCTATCGGCTGCCTTTTCATCGCCCGGCGTCTTGCGGAAAACGAGAACGTAATCGGGCATGCCGACGCGCGAACGGGTGCTGTCCTTCAGCAATTGCTTGTGCAGCAGCCCGAGCGCCTTGGTGCGCGTCATCTCGACGACCGGGTCTTTCCAGATCGTCACCCGGCTGTGATAGGTCCAGCCTTCCTGCTCATGGATGGCCCGAATGTCGCCGGGCAGGTCATAGAGCGCGACTTCGCCATAGCTCGCCTTGGTGCGCGGCAGATCAGAGCAGTGCACCGCACAAAGCCGCCCCGGCTTGGTGACGCGGAACAGCTCGCGAGCAAGGAAGCGGTAGTGCTCCAAAAACTCGGCATCGTTGGCCGCGTTGCCCATGTCGCGCTCGCTGTCGCTGTAGATGAACAGGTGCGAGAACGGCGGCGAGAAGATCGAGAACCCGACACTTTCGCTGGGGATTTCCCGCGTCGCCTCGACGCAATCACCATGGATTGCCGTGAAGCCATCGCCGTCGACCTGATTGAGGATCGTGTTCAAGCTGCCGCTCCTTTGAGCCATGAGGGGATTTTGAGGTTGCCGGTGGGGACGTAGGCCGCCTTGGCGCGTTCGGTGTTGACAGCCTCCCGCATGGCGGCCGCCATCTCGCGTTTCATCGCGCCGTGATCATCGGCCTTGCGGTCGATCACTCGTTTGATCGCGGCTTCCGTGTCCGCCATGGCGACGTGGACTTCGACAGGCTTCGTCTGTCCGAAACGCCAGCACCGGCGCACCGCCTGGTAATAGTTCTCGTAGGAGAAGCTGAGGCCGGCGAACGCCATACGGGCGCAGTGCTGCCAATTGAGGCCGTAGCCGGCGATCGTCGGCTTGGTGATCAGCACGCGCAGATCGCCGCGGCTGAAGGCGTCAAGCTTCGCCTCTTTCATCGAGAGCAGCATCGAGCCGCGCACCTCTTGCGCATCCTCGATCCGGGCCTTAATGGCGTCTGCCTCGTAGTCGGTATCGCACCACACGACCCACGGCTGTTGCGGATCGCCATCGATGCATTGGGCAACGAGATCGGCCCGATCGTCGATCGTCAGGCGCTTTTCTTTATGGATGGCGGTTGCCGATGTATCCGGCATGCGGAACAGCCGCTGTTGTCCGATCAGTTTGCCGCGCAGCTCCTCGCCGGCGTTGATCGTGCGATCGGCCTTGACCATGTGCTCGAACACGTCGATCGGCGGCAGTACATACCCTGCATCGTCAAATCCGAGATCGGATGGCAGGGAAACGCACCGCGCCCAGCTTGCCACCCAACGCCAGAAATCGGCCGCCGCGTGCCCCTTCACCCGCCAGGTGCCGGTGTTGGCCGTGTCGTTGATGAACCAGCGGGGCAGCATTTCCTCGCGGCGCATTACCCCCAGGAACTCGGCATGCGTGCCGAGCTCAGTGTGGTCGTTCGGCGCCGGCGTTGCCGTGCAGCAGAGCCGGTATGGCGTCTTGGCGAAGGCAGAGATCAGCGCCTTGGTCGTCTGGCCGCTGAACGATTTGATGACGCTGCTTTCGTCGAGGATGACGCCCGAGAACTGGTTGACGACGAAGTTGTTGAGCCGCTCATAGTTGGTGATGTAGATCCTCGGTCCGCTGATCTCCGACCCGTCGCGGACGTATTTGGCGTCGATGCCGAACCGTTCCGCCTCCCGCTGGTGTTGCGGGCCAACGGCCAGCGGGGCGAGCATCAGCACCGGCTTGTTGGTCTTCTCGACGACCACGCGGCCCCACTCGAGCGCGCAGAAGCTCTTGCCCAGCCCGGTATCGAGGAACAGCGCAGCGGCGCCCGCCCTTAAGGCAAACTCGGTAGATGCCCGCTGATGCGGGAACATCGCCGGGTGAAGCTGGGGGATCTGATCGAAGCCGTGCGGCACGAAGGCGACACGCTTCTTGGCGAGCAAGTCCTCATAGGGTGTCATGCTGCTACCTGCGCGATTTCGAGGGCGCCCCAGCTGGCAGCCATGGCCGCTGCTATGCCGGGGAAGAAACGGGACCGTTCACGCCAGCGGTTCGGCCCGGGCGGCATACGGTGCACGCGCGACCAAGTCCTGTGCTCGTCGGTGCCTGATGCTGGCGGCGTCAGTCTGTTTGTCGGGAGCAGCGGCGGGAGATTTTTGAGATAGAGGCCGGTCGCCTTGAAGAACGGCTCGCCAAACCACCATGGCTGCACGATCTGCGTCGGCGGCTGATAGCCAGCGATCCGAGCCTTGGCATGCTTATGCATCACCGGATTTTCAACGGCGATCCGCTCAATCGGGGCATTCCAGCACGCCGAGAACAAGTTGGCGCCGTCATTGAGCTCGGCCCACATACCCTCAAGGGTGCGACCCGGCGGCGGAACATGCAGCCAGCGAACGCCAGAGTTACAGAGCCTGGTGCATGGCGGATGCGCGACCATCAACAGGTCCCAACCGTCGTTAAGGACGGTGCGCACGTCGCCGACGATATGCTTGTTGCTTCGATCCTCGGCTGGCAGCAGATCGCATGACCACGCGTCATGCCCAAGGGCGGCAAACGCGCGCCGAACGGTGCCGGAGAATTCGCAGGCCACGAGCACGCGCATCACGCCGCCCTCCCCGCGCCATCGACCCAAAGCTTGCCGTCGGCGAGCACGTAGGTGACGGTTTCGGCCGCCTCGTCTGCATCATCCGGTTTGCCGGGCACCAGGCCGGGCAGGTACAGGTGATTGGGGCACCCGGCGTGCTGATCCTCGATCGACAGCGACCGATCGTGCCGATCGCAATGCCATCCGCCGTTGGCAACGGGTGAGGAGTGCAGACAGGTCCGGCAATTGCGCAGGGCAAAGCCGCCGGCGTGGCACTGGGCGTAGCTGGCGCAGTTGAACGCCTTGCAGAGGTAGTAGCTCGGGTCATCGCTGATCCGGGCCGGCGGCGAACTCGCGTCGCGGACGCGTTCCGCCTTCGCCATCAGCGCCGCACCGTGCGCCGGGTCATACTCGATCCGCTCGGAATAGAGCTCATCGGTTTCCTTATTCTTGGCGAGATAGAACGCCCGGGTTAGCCCTCTCAGATGCATGTAGCCCTGCATCTGGGCGACGTGCTCGGGCTTGGACACAGCAACGCCATGCGCCTTCAGCTGCGCGAACGACTTGGCGTTGTGGGTCTTGCATTCGAGCAGGTGCGCCGTCTTTGGCGCCTCGATCAGCCCCTCGACCGTGCCGTCGGTGTGGCCCTTGAAGTGCCCGTCGACGGCAACGACTTCCCATTGCTCGCCAGTCGCCGGGTCGACGTCATGGACGGTTGCGCCGGCCATGCGCAGCCACGCGACCATCCGCGCTTCTTCGACGTGGCCGGTATGGAAGAGGCGAAGATGCCGCCCCTCGAACTGTTCCGGCTCGTGCGCCCATCGGAATCGATACCAAAGGTGGCGCTCGCATGGGTGGCCGATGGATGAGCCGCGAACGACGTGATCGAAATCACGCGGCTCGGCAGCGATGACGGCGGCCTCAATCGCTGCGACCGTCGGCATGGGAACGGAGAGCGCTACCATTTTTTGCCGCCCGCGATGCCGCGTGCTTCGTGCTTATGATCTTCGCGAACGGCGTTGAACGCCATCTTCTCGTCAAAGGCGCCCTGCAGGTCGTAGCCGAATGCCCCAGCGTAGTCGAAGATGCGGATCAGAGCGTCGGCAAGCTCGACCTCGGCCATTCGCCGATGCGGCAGCTTGTCGTCCATCAGTCCCTTGCGCTCGCCCTCCATTGCCTCGGAGATTTCCGAGTGGATGAGGCAAAGCAGCTCGCCCTTGTTCCGATCCAGAGGGCGGCCGGTTTCGATGTCCTGCCACCACTTGATATTCGCCTTATGGCAGGCTGCGGCGTAGTCGTTGAGGCTGACCATCACGCCACCGCCATGACGCGCGGCTCGACCTTGAGCACGACAAAGGTCGACTTCGGTTTGCGATAGGCGTCGAGGTTGTCGAGCCGCAGGGCCGCTGCAATGCGCGCCTCGTCAAGGCCGCCTTTGCGTTCCTGCAGCGCCTGGCTGGCGATGAACTGGTCGCCGCCCAGGCTGTCGCGGGTGCCCATTTCCTTGGTGATCTTGGCTTTGAGATCGTCTTCGACGGCGGTCAGCCGCTTGATCTCTGCCCGCACATCGGCCAGCTGGTCGACGGGGTGACGGTTCCGGCTGTTGCCGGGCATAGCTTTATCGGTCATCGTCAAGCTCCTTGAAGCGACGGTTACGTTTGCTGATGGGGTGCCGGGCGGTTCGGTTTACGAGGCCAGTGACCGCCCGGCCGCTATTCTAGGCTGCAGGGCGTGCCCACGGCGTGCGCTTGGCTTCCGCTGCAGGCTGCCGCGCAGGGGCCGACTGGTTGGCCGCCCTGGGCGCTGCAGTCTGCTTGTCCGGCGCGCTGCCGAGAGCCTTGACCGACTTCACCTCGGAGAAGTTCGGATCGTTCTTCTGCTTGCCGTAGGTGACCATGCACCGGATACCGTGCAGCTCGGCGCTGTCGTTCGGAATGGCAACACCGGTCGCCTTGCGAACGTCGGCAAACTGCGCGTTGGCGATCTTGACGACCTGTCCAGGCGTCTTCTCCGGGCCCGTCCACCAGAGGTTAAGACGCTGCCAGAACAGCCGCCCTTCCAGTTCGCCGGCCGTGACCTTCCAGCAGAGGCTGAGGCAGTCGCCGAGATCCTTGTCCTTGGAGATCGGCACCTTGTCGCTCTCAATGATCTGCGCCTCGTAGGTCCCATCCGGGAGCGTCTCGAAGGTGTTGGCTTCGGCTTCCGGGTTATACTGTTCGACTAGATCGACCATGGTTATGCCGCCTTCTTTTTCGTCTCGACGGCGACCGGCGCCGGAGCTTCGTGACCGGGGAAATAGGACGCCAGCGCCGCATATCCTTTGCCCTTGTCGAACCGGACGGTTGCCGGCATCGAGTAGCGGTTTTTGGCGATGAAGGCGGGACGCCCGACGGTATGGATCAGGACCACGGAACTGCCGCCGGCGATGGCGCGCTCCTTATTGAAGCCCTGTTCCTCCTTGGCGATGTTGACCGGCGACTTCAGCAGGAAAATGCAATCCATTTCCCGCTCGATTGCGCCGACGCTGTGCTTGTGGAGGTCGATCTCGTAGCGGTCATAACTGACTGTTTCCGGATCGTCGAACCGCTCGACGGACGAATGTGCGATCAGGATCGTCGTCAGGCCGCGATCGCGCCGCAGGGCGTTGATCCCGTCGATGACTTCCTGCCAGACGCGCTTGGCGTAGACGTAGCCCTTGCCGTAGCCGAAGTCCTCGATATTGGCCTTGGAGTTGCCCTTGTCGTCGCCGCGAGCGCACGTCTCGGCAAACACCAGCCGCTCGAGCTCGGTCACGCTGTCGATGACGACCGTCTTGAACTCGTGATCCTCGGTGTAGAGGACCGCGAGGCCCTCCATGAGGGTCGCAAAGCTGGTGATCTGGCCGAACGACATCAACTCGACATCGCCGGGGGTGCCGTCCTCGATCTGGAGGAAGGCGGCGTTCGGGAATTCGGCCGCCAGTGTCGTCTTGCCGATGCCTGGCGGGCCGTAGATCAGGATTCGCGGCGGCGTCGTGGCCGTCGTCTTTTTGAAGTCACTGATGGATAAGGCCATCATGTTCTCCGTTGGGTTGAGGCGCATAAAATATCCACCCGCCGCGCGCGCCATCTGGTGAGGGGTGGAATTCGGCCGTCAGCTTTTGCGACGGCCAGATTTCGATGTGGGCCATCCCGTTGACGTAGGGCAGCTTGCTGGCGACGGGGCTCACGACGAACCGGTCGTCAACGATGAGCCCCGCTTTGGTCAATACGTCGAGCGTCGGCTTGATGCGGTTGTCGACATCTCCCCGGTCGCCCATGATTTCGAAGCCCATGTTCACCAGCACGTGGCCGTGAATGATCGGAAGTTGCTGCAGCCGAAGGTTCGTCAGCGCGTAGTCAATCCAGTCGCGATAAACCTTCGTTGCCACCCGCCCCTTGCCGGGCAGGTTGCGGAAGCACTCGTTCACGCTCGGCGGGACCGGCATGGTGAAGGAAACGGAGGCGACCAGATCGGTCGCCCCACGCCCCTGCCCCGACCGCCCTGCCCGGCGTTCAGTTGTCTTCAGGATAGTGTTCAATCTGATGGCCCCGCTCCGCGGCGAACCACTCCGGGCAGATCCACTCCGCGAGCGAAGGCCCCCATTCGCTCAACTTCATCGCAATGAAAGTCCGCGTCCTGAGTGGCAAGAAAAGCTGCCATCCGCGCCGCCCGCTGTCGCGAGATGGTGAGTTCATGCCGTGCCTCCGCAATTTGCACTTTTTTCAAATCTTCGATTTCGTAGGCGTCGATCCGACGCGCCTCTTCGTCGATGATCGACCTGACGCGGCGCTCGGTCCAAAGTCGCGGCCGCTCGGCCAACACCTCTCGGGACAAGGCGCGCTCGACGCGCTTCAGGGCCATGATGGCCAGCCCGATGACGATCGATCGCCGGCCTGGTGTCAGGTCGAAGGTGTCAACGAGAATTCCTCTAGCCAGGGCCAGATCAGACATTTCCGAGCTCTTGGGATGTTTTTCCACGTGCATGGGACGCTCTCCTGCGATGGTTGCAATCGCGGGCGTCAGTGCGCTTGGAGGATGAAAGTTGAACCGATTTCGCCAGATCGCCGAACTTGCAGGTGCTGCGACCAGACGAACGAAAAGAACGGCCGACGCCGAAGCGCCGGCCAAGTTTTTCAAGGGAGGCATACACGTCAATCAGGTCGGAAGGCCGAGGAGCAGCCCTTCGTCCTACCGCGGCCGAATGGACGCGGCCCTGCCGAAAGCCGGCAGGTCGATAATCGCAGCATGGCAACGAGGTCTGCCCCCCTCGGCTGCGGTTATCGATCTGCTGGTTTGAGACGGAGATTTGAGAATGGTTGACCGAACGGCTGACCTGATCGAGCCGGCCCCGATGAGCGAGCCGGAGGTTGTTTCCTGCCGTTTTATCGAGGGCGTCGAGATCGAGCTGCGCCCCGAGTTTGTTCGTATCGTCGGCTGGATTTTCCTCGAGGTGAACGAGGAGAGCGCGGCGCCTGAGAAGCGTATTGTGCTCCGGGCAGCCATGCCGATATCCGTGGCCCGCGAACTGATCCGCGACCTGAAACGTCGACTGGCGAGGGGTGGCAATTGAAATCATGCCGCCGCCTCGTCGTGCTGCTTACCCGGAGCCCCGTAGATATCCGGACGAAGCTGATAACGGGAAACGCCGGTGATGCGCTCAACGTCGATCACGCGGGTGGCAGGGACCTTGGTCCATTGGGAGACGGCCTGAGAGGTGATGCCCCCAAGCTTTCTGGCCAGGCCAACGGCCCCTCCAGCATTCCGCTTCGCCAAATCGAGTGCTTGTTCCATGGCCGGAATTGAAAGCACAACTTTCTAAACGGCGCAAGAGAAACTTTCGATGATTGAAAGCGAGGATTTCGACATACTCGCTGGAATGCAGACAATTGGCGACAGAATCAAACACTTACGCAAAGACCTTCTGGGACTTTCCCAAGAGGAGTTCGCTCGGCTGCTCACGGGGGTGACGCGGGGTGCTGTGGGCAATTGGGAGCTAGGGAAGCCGATCAGCCGCGAGAGCCTCGAGGTGATCAGCCAGAAGGTCGGAGTGTCGATGGACTGGCTGGCCACTGGGCAGGGAGACGGCGAGCCCAAGCCGAGCCAGAACCTACTCGGCCCCGTTGCATTGCCGATCGGACGAGTGCCTTATGGTGGCAAGGTGCGTGCTGGTGAGTTTTTGGCAGTGGACGAGTATTTCAATCAGGACGAGTACGCCGACAATGTTCCGTCCTCGATAACGAGGCATCCTGATTTTCCGTCGATCCCTCAGTTCGCCTGGCTCGTCCAACGCGATAGTATGAACGAGGCCTCCATCGGCGACGGAACCTGGGTCGTTGCTGCCCCTTACCTTGATTACAGGGACAGGATTGGCGAGCTGTTCAACGGCCAATTCGTCGTCGTGGAGCGCACCCGGCACGGCGGCAGTGAGCGCGAATTGACGGTCAAAGAGGTCCAGTTTTCGCGCGGCGGCATGCGCCTGATTCCGAGATCGAGCAACCCACGGCATAAGGAATTCTTCGTGCCGCTGGACGAGGATCGCGACCCAGACGCTGAGCAAATTACCGTTCTTGCCGTCGTTCTGGCGGCCGTTAGGGACCTAGCCCGTCCCCGCTAGATAATCTTCAAATCGCCGCGTTTTGCGCCCGGCCCTTTCGGCCGGTCCAGTTGCCTTGCGGAAAAATGAAAGCGTAACTTTCTTTTTCCTGTTGCGACAGTTTGAAAGTTGTGCTTTCATTGCTTCATCAGATCGCACCGATCGATGGAGCCGCAAATGACCACGAAGGAAATCACCAACGCGCTGATCGCCGCCCAGATCGCGACCTCGTTTGGTAAGTCGATGACCGCTGCCGAGACTGCCGAAGCGGTCCGCGCGCTCAAGGTGATCGGCGCTCTTCCCGGCGCCGAGCGAGTGGCAATCCACGAAGCCGTTGTGAAGGGCGCGCGTCTTTGCGCGGCGGCCTAATCATGGCGTCGCACCCGATGGTTTTGGCTTGGCGTTGGTATCGATCCTTCGCCCGCATCAACAACCGAACAGCGTTCGATCGCGTCGAGTTCGCCCATTGCCTGAGCCGGTCGTTTCACGACTACCGCGGCGATCTGGCGCGCGAAGCATGGGCCGCCGAGCAGGCGGCAATGTCTCCGGTAGAGCGCCGCATCGCCGCCATCTACGCCGAGATCGGGCGACTGAAACATAGCCCGTGGGGCGTGGACATAGCGCTGCGCAGAAGCGCGCTCGAGGCGGAATTGGCGGCGATGCGTGCCGCATCAACAGAACAGCAGAGGGCAGCATGATCACCTTCGAACACATGAAGGCC